GGATCTCCTGCATTTCCCGCTGATTTCAACGGGTACCTGGAAGTTCGGGTTCTGAATGATCTTGTTCAACCAACGTCCACGGCAACTGTGCCTGTGAACGTGTACGTCAGCTGCGACGATCTGCAGCTTGCGTTTCCCAAATCCAACAACATGCCTGCTGAGAGAGGGTATACGTACACTGCCTCAAAGGAAGTGACGCGTGACACTATCAACAGGATGGAAGAGGATACAGACCACATCCATGAAGAGCACTTTGGTGAGAAAATTCTTTCTTTCCGCTCTTTACTTAAGCGTTATTGTACCTCTACCATGCGTAACCATACGTCTTCGACTACTGGTGCCGTGTTTTGGGAGCTCGAGGAATATCTTTATCCTCGACCGAGTTGTCAGATTGCCAGTGCGGCGGTACCTGACACAACCATTAACCAATGGTCATTTTGGAACTACTTGCGCTATGCCTATTTAGGCATGCGCGGTGGAATGCGTCACAGAGTTATTCTTAACACTGATGATACTCCTGCTTCCGGATACGATTATGTCCGGGCGCGCCTACTACCCCCCAATGCGATCACGACGAATACTCCCGGTTTGGGAGAGCTTCCGTCAGCTTCGCTTTTAGTAGGTAATTTGACCAACAATTTCCGGGCAATGCCCGAAGGTACGGTGAACTACCATGTTCTTTCCAATGGAGGAATTGAGGTAGAAGTACCGTATTACAGCAACAACCTTTTCCAGTTCGCCAGTTCCTATGATGAAGGATATACAGCTGAAACAGACCTTGACTACGGTCTTAGTCCGTTTTATGCTGCCTTTTGGAATGTGAACATTGGTGCAACCTCAGCCACAGGGAAGATCATGTACAGTATGGTCGACACCGCGGTAGCTGAAGATTTTCAATTTCTTCGCTATCTTGGGGCTCCTTTCTATACGATTTAAATGTCCAAAAGTTTGGAAATGTCGATCGAGCTGCTGTGGTCACATCCCACCAGAACTTCATCACGCAGAAGATGTCGCTAAGCTTGCTTATTGCGCATCTTGTGTGTACTTCAGTTCTAGTGTTGCACTTATTTCTTTGTTGCTTTTACTACTTTCTTACTGGGGGAAGAAAAGTAGGTTGGACACCTTTGGTGTCCTGGCTTGTTGAGAGCCCATGGATCTCAACCTCTCCGTTTACGGAGAGCTATAAATCCTCAAAAGAGGTACCGCGGAGACGGTCTAGCAAAAATGCTCGGACTCCCAACGTTAAGACTACTGCTTT